AACTAAAGGCACATATCAGCAGGTATGGGACCTAAGATATTCTGCGGCTCTTACAACTACAGAGCAAACTACTTATCAAACATATGTAACCAATGGTGGATTCGTTTATTTCGTAACTGAAAATCCTGGTTGCTGCCAGTCAAGAAACAATTCTGTTGCTCCACTTATTACTGCTCTTGGTGGTGGTACAACTACCATTGGAACTAACAACGCATATGCAGCTAATATTGAAAGCAATGTCAATACAAAGTATATGACTGCTGGTATCACTGTTAACTATGCGGCTGTTGCTGTTATTACAAACAGTCAAGGTATTCCACTTATTTCTGATTCTAACGGTGCTGTATCTGGTATGAGCTGGATTGGCCGTGCTGGTAATCTTGGACAAGGGGTAACTGGTACTATTGTTACTGTTGCTGATACTAACTGGCTTGATGCTTCTCGTTTCAATGTATCTGGTACTACTGCACAACAGCAGAATGTAACTGCTCTTGATGACATTATCAAAGGCATCGTTGCTGGTACTGTTGGTGGTACAATTAGTGCTAATGGTAACGGTGCGGCTGCGTCTAATGGGGGCGCACCTCCACCAAAGACAGTTGTATCAACTGCTCCTGGTACTTCAAAAGTAACTTCTTCTACCTCTGATGGAACTTCTACTACAAGCTCAACATCAACAAGAGGTACTACGGTTACTACAAATACAGTAACAAATGGAATAACTACCTACACTGCAACTGCTCGTGATTCTGCTATCAAGAATAATAAAACCATTGATGTAATAAGAACAACAACTGTTGTTGGTGAAACCCCTAGAACAACTATTACAGTAAAAACAACACCAATTACCTCAGTAGTAACTACTACTATTCCTAAGATAACAACAACTACAACTATTCCTGTAACTATTACTACTTATAGTGATAATTCTACAGACTCTACAGAAGGTACTCCTGTAGTAACAACTTCAACTACTAATATAGCTACTCCTATATCTACAACTACTAATGAAGTAATAACTACAACTGTTACTGATAAAATTATTCAAACAGCTTCGTCTAACCAAAAAGCTTCAGTATCAGCTACTGGTTTAAAAGATGCTATAGCAATTCGTAGTTTTAATCCATTTTTAGTAGACACTCTAGCTACTAAAGATGGTGCTTGGGCTACTCCTTCTTTAGGATACACAAAAACTACTGGTAGTGTGCGTACTAGCTCTATAGCTTTTGGTGTTCAAAAGTCATTTGAGAATACTACTCTAGGTATAGCTGGAACTCTTAATAAAGGTAATAGTCATGATTATTTAAATACTACTTTTAGCTCTGATAACTATGGAGCTACAGCATATGCACTAAATAAACAAAATTATATATGGACTAAGACTTCTCTTGGTTTTGGAGTAACCGAATATTCTACAACTATTTCTCTACCAATCTTTGCTCTATCTAATAGCAGTAAAGTAAAAGTTAAAAACTATTATGCTGATATTACCTTTTATTCCGGTAAAGAAATATTTGGGTTAAGACCTCTAGTCGGTGTAGTATTGAATGAAGCAAAAGTTGACTCTGCTATTGAATCAGGATCATCTCTTCTATCTACTCTACCAGAAAAATCTAGTATGTTTGAAGCTAGACCTTATGCTGGTATTAGATATGATATTGATTGGCTAGGAGTTGAAACAAGAATAACTCAGTCTAAAGATTTTGCTACTGTAGGGCAAGTTCGTATTTCTGTTAAAAAAGAACTATTTTCTAATGTTTCTATTGACTTAACTACTGGTTTTGATAAAAGTAAAAATTATACCGCAGCTATCGGTATGGTTGGGTTAAAAATTAATTTCTAGGAAGATGGTTATGGACATTGAATCTAGTGTAGATACATTACACGAAAGAACTCAAAAATTGAGACTAGATATATCTACACATGAAGCTGTATGTGAAGAAAGATATACTCAACTGCTCAAGACACTTGAGAAGATGGATTTACGTTTAGATATAATGCAACGTGAAGTGAAAGACTTAAGAGAAATGGCTATAACAGGTCGAGTTAGTTTGCGAACATTAATTTGGGTAGGTTCTGCAACTGGTGGAGCTGTAGCTCTTGTTCTTTCACTATTAAAATTTATTAAGGTATAGAATGACTAAAGAAAAATTTTTTAAAGTTCCTGTCGAGAAGTTACTCGATAAGATTATTGTTGGACAAAGTAAAGGTCTTAAATTTAATGAAAGTCAATGGGGAATGGTAGATGGTTTAGAAAATTATCGTTTCTGGACTCATATATCAGCCCGACGTACAGGCAAGTCCCTTGCCGCCGGTATATTAGCACTTGCTAAACTTCTTGAACCTGGAACACAGGTTATGGTTATAGCTCCTAATTTTACGCTATCCTCTATTATTTGGGATTATGTAACTGATATGATTCGTAATCTACAACTTGAGGTAGACCGTTTTAATCAAAAAGATAAAATTGTTAAGCTTATAAATGGTTCTACTTTTAGGCTTCTTTCAGCAAATAATAGAGATTCTCTAGTAGGACGAGCTGCTCATCTTATAATTGTAGACGAAGCTGCAATTATTCCTGATGATGAATATTTTACTCGCGATCTTCGTCCTGCTCTCTCTACATATCCTGATTCGCGTGCACTATTTATTTCTACGCCTCGTGGTAAGGCTAACTATCTACATGATTATTATCTAAGAGGACAAACCGAGGATTACGAAGAATGGGGTAGTGCTTTATACACTTGGAGGGCTAACCCGTTACTTAATATGAAAGATATAGAAGAAGCTAGACGTTCTACTTCTCATAAACTCTTTGCTCAAGAATATGAGTGTGATTGGACTACTACTGAGATGCAGGTTTATAATTTAAATGCTGATAAGCACCTTAAAGATTTAAGTCATGTTAAAGCTAATTTAAATCGTTATGAAATTATAGGCGGGTTTGACGTTGGTTATAGAGATAAAAATGCTTTTATTGTTATAGCTACTGATGGTGATAAATACTATGTAATTGATGAATATATTTCTGGTGAAATAACAACTTCTGAACTTGCAGATAATATTAAAAAATTAGAAGAGCAGTGGGGTATTGATATGATTTATATTGATTCTGCCGCACAACAGTTACGAGCTGATTTTGCTGGTGATTATGATATCTATTGTGAGAACGCAATTAAATCTGTAAATGATGGTATAAACTTTTTATGCGCCCTAATTGACCATGATAAGCTTATATTTGATAGTGAAACAGGTTTTCAAGCTTTTATGGCTCTTTCAAACTATAAGTGGAATCCCAACACTGATAAACCAACAACAATTCATGATGATAACTCACATGCTTCAGACGCTGTAAGGTATGCTGTATATACTTATGTTAAGAAATCTGCTTCTATTTATGGTAGCACATCATAATTTTAGTTGTCCTTTTACGCCTTATTAAAATTAAATATTGGACACTGAACACTGCTTTTGTTAAAGTTATTTAAATGAGTAATTTGAGAAGAATCCCTATTAAATATATCAGGGATTATATTAAAAAAGATTATAAACTACGAGATGAGTGCTATGTTTGTAAGTGTACAGATAGATTAGAACTTCATCATATGTATTCTATTTCACAATTATTTGAATCTTGGTGCGTTAAGAATAAAATTACCGAAGTTAATTCTGTAGATGCTATAAAAGAAATACGAGTTAAATTTTATGACGATGAGATTGATAGATTGAGTAATGATAATTTGTATACTCTCTGTAAAACTCATCATGAAAGATTGCATAATATCTACGGTCAAAGGTATAGTAATCATATGTCACCAAAAATTATTAAATGGTTAGAGCTACAAAGGGAGAAGAATGGCTAGAGAAATTCCAGCATGGAGACAATGGGTTGCAGAAAAACTTAACCCTGCTCAACCATCTCTTGCAGCTGCACAACCTTATGTAAGTCCTGAAGTAATTGCAGACTATAAGCAAGCTTATAGAGAAGTTGAAGTTGTAAATAGGGCAGTAGAATTAATTATTAGCGGACTAGTTGAAGTTCCTATAATTGTTGAAGGTGGCGGAGCTGTTAAAAAAGTAGATAAACTTTTAAATAGAGCACCTAATCCTTTTGAAGATAGAGTAAAGTTTTTTAGAAGAGCTTTTCTAGATTATTTATTAGATGGTAATGCATTTTTTTATTATGATAAGACTAATTTATATTTATTACCAGCTAACGATATGGAGATAATTCCTGATAGAAAAACTTTTATTAATCATTATAACTTCTTAATTAGAAATATTAGTCAATCTTCTGTATATAATTATAATAGACAAACAACTCGTCAAGATACCCATCTTAGGTTTGAATCAGACGAGATTATTCATATTAAAGCTGATAATGATAGTAGTATATATAGAGGTGCTCCTAAACTTAAATCAATTAAACGTTTGATAGAACTCTACTATTATTTAATCAATTTTCAACGTCAGTTCTTTAAAAATAATGGCGTTCCTGGTATTGTATTAACAACAGAATCAGTATTAAGTCCTAAAGTTAAAGAACGTGTTTTAGAGCAATGGAGACAAAACTATTCTACTATATTTGGAGGAGCAAGATCTCCTGCTATATTAGATGGTGGCTTACAAATAAGTCCTTTCGGTCAGGTTAAGTTTTCTGAGCTTGATTTTGAAGCTTCTGTAGAACGTGTTCAACAAGATATTGCTAAAGCACTAGGAGTTCCCTATGTACTGTTAAAAAGTGGTAATAACGCTAATATAAGCGCTAATCAAGTACTATTTTACACTCATACTGTTATGCCTATATTAACTCAGTTTTGTAGTGCTTTTGCTAATTTCTTTGGCCCTGATATGGTCATTAGACCTGATATTAATGAAGTATCCTGCTTAAGGTCAGACGAACGTACAAGAGCTATTTATTATTCTACATTAGTTAATGCAGGAATATTAACCCCTAATGAAGCTAGAGGGGGGCTAAGATATAATCCCTTAGATGATGGATTAAGCCATCAAATTAGAGTACCACAGAATATAGCAGGTAGTGCGGTAGATTCTTCTCAAGGTGGAAGACCTTCAGATACCAACCCAAGTTTACAGCCTTCTAATGATTCTGAAAATAGTATTATTGAAATGCTATAACGGTAATAAAGGAAAAAAATAATGGATAAAATATTTCATGTTTATAGCCCTTTAACAGTTGAAAAATCTGCTAAAGGTAAGAAGAAAGGTCTAAAGATTGCAGGCTATGCTAATACCACCGATAAAGATCGTGCTGGTGATATTATAACTGCACAAGCTTGGGCTAAAGGTGTAGACTATTATCGTAAAAATCCTGTTCTTCTATATCAGCATGACCATAGTAAGCCTATTGGTCGTGTAGAAAAAATTTCTGTAGATCGTAAAGGAATTTTTGTTGAAGCTTATGTTAGCGATGCTGCAGAAAAACTACACGGAGTACAAACTCTTATTGAGGATGGAGCCTTAAAGAGCTTTTCTGTAGGATTTAAAGTTAAAGATGGTCGTTATGATAGATCTAGTGATAGCACTATGATTACAGATGTTGAGCTACATGAGATTAGTGTAGTTAGTGTACCATGTAATCAAGAAAGTTTATTTAGTGTTAGAAAGAGTTTTGAATCTAATGCAGACTACGATAATTTTAAAAAGAGTTTAAGAGATGTCAGTCTTTCTGATGAAACTAAATCAACCAGTCGTATTTATATAGGTATTAGTAATAATGTAAGTAACCATTATCATACCTTAGAAATGGATGATAGTGGTAATGGTGTTACTACTTATGCTTCTCATGGACAAGATCATTATCATAAGATAACTAATTATAAGATGGAACAAGCTCAAGGGCATACTCATGAAGTAGTATTCTTAGTACAGCCCTCTGCTTCTACAGGATGTCAAGAAATAGAAGAAGACGATGATGAGCGTCCAATGTCACCAAGTGAAGTAGCAGCTAGTAGGAATCCAAATTATTCTTCAGTTACTTTATATTCTGAAACAGAGGAGAGCCTAATGAAAAAGACAACAGAAGTTATGGAAGATGATTTAGTAAAAGAGTTTAATACTTCTAAAGAAGTAGAAGAAGATGAAGAAGAAACTAGTAATGTATCTTCTAATCCTTATGAGCTAATTCCTTTTATTAATCTTTTAAGCACAGAAACAGCTTATATTAAAAATAACTCGTATACTAAGTACGATGGAAAAAGATACCAAGTAACAAAAATTGCTACTGCCCAAAACCCTATTTTTCAATTTTTAGAAGTTGACTTAAATGGTAAATCATTAGATAATACAGTTACAATTTCTGCTGAAAATTTATCAGTAGTAAATTTCTGGGATATTGGGTCTAATTATGACCTTGAAATAGTATCTACAGAAATTAAGAGCTTAACAGATTTTGAGCGTCAAAATATTAAAGATCGCTTTAAGTCTTTAGTTAATATTTCAGAACAAGAGCTTTACGCAGTAAAAGATAAAGATACTGTTAAAAATAGTGAACTTTTACAAGAGAAGCTTAATAAAACACTTAACCTAAAAACTACACCATCATCAGAATGGAATGACACTAATTATCATGTAGCAAATATAATGCTTAAAAATATTGAAAAGCTTAAGAGTATTGACTGCGAAGATGGCGAAGAGACTTCTAAGAATCTAGCTTTATTAGTAAACGGTCATAAGACTACTAAGACTATAAAGGAGAAAGAAACAATGGCAACCGAAAATATTGGTGAACCAATTGTACTAGAGACTCAAAAGAAGGCTACTACAACTGAAACAGTGGTAGAGAAGTCTGAAGTCTCAGTAGTAGTTGGCGATAATAGAGCAGAGAAACTAGTCCAGAAGGCTGGTGAGACTGTAATGAAAGAAGCTGACGAAGTTGATCGTAGAGGTGAGTCTACTCGTCAGACTCGTGAAGAACTAGAAGAACTAAAATCACAGATTTCAAAGTATAAGAATGAAATCAAGGCTATTACTGAGAGTAAGAATGTTTATCAGGAGCAGAGTCGTAATACTTCACGCTTCTCAGAGAAGCAGATGGCAAATGCATATTTACTAGCTAAGGCCATGGGTAAACGTGATATATTTGATACAAATATTGGT